ATAGACCTTTGCCATCAGATCACGCCAATGAGATTCACTGTAACAGTGCTAACCCCAGGCCGCACCTGCGTTAATTGTGGTGCGCTTTCGTACCTGTACTTTGCTGGCGTCCCTGATTCAGAAGAAACAGTACCTGCAGGAGTGTTGATCTGACCGCCCATCCCACTGTGATTAACGCAGTAGTAATACAAGGTTGGGGCGTCTTTAGCGACCTTGATTCGTGTGTACGCTCCAGCACTGCCAGCAGTTCCAAAGGTTGTTACGCCTGTTGTGTAAAGAGCACCACTGCCATGGGTGCCATCGCTTGTTGTACTTAGGCGCAATGGGTGACCAGAGTTTGACGAGTCCGCTTGGCTAAACAAATAAACAGTGCCTTCAGTCAGCGTCAATGTCTGGTTATCTGTCGAAGACCCGTCAATCCGATACTTGTTAGCGCCACCAGAAGCCGCAACTGTCACAACAAGTGTCACAGTCGGAACTGTTGTTGGCTCTGAACGCAAAGCACCAGTGTTTCCGCTCCAACCCGACAAAGACCCGTCAGGTAAATCAAAAGTGCTGAAGGTGCCTTTCACTTCGTCGTAATGAGCGATGAAATCATCAGCTTGCGTATCAGCAACGTTGGCATAGCTAAGGCTAAGCTTCATGTTGGTGCGATTGCTGCCGTACAAGATTCGATGCTCAGCACCGTTTTGAGCTTTAAACGTTTTTACCGGATAGTCGCCCGACTCAAACGAACGACTTGTGGGAGCCAGATCTGGGAAAGCCATTAGAAAATCGTAAAGTTGTCTTTGCTAAGGATCGCATCCACTAGCTTGCTCTGAAGTGGTTGGCTGTCATTGTCTGTAAAACACGGATGTTCAGAAGCAACAATATCAACCGTGCCCTCCTGGGAGAAGGTTAGCTGCTCAACGACGTAGACGTTTTGCGAAACAGTATCATCAACAATAGCGAAAACTGAATTAAAAAACGTTTCATCAGAAACTGTTTTATTATCGACTTGCATTGTGCCGCGCTGCACGTCTTCTGAACCGGACTTAAAATAACTGATGTTGTACTGACCATTGGCAAAATTAGTCAAGCTCGTAATTTCTCCAGTTGCGCTAATTGTTCCGTTTTTTGTGCTGCTGTAAGGACTAGAAGTCGTAATTACTTTTATATAATCACCTGCCGTAAGACTTAACCCATCCAATGTTGTTGAGAAACTAATTGTATGCGTTACTAGCTTGCGCAAACTTAAAAAGTATTTAGCCACCATTACTGCGTGACTCTCGGAGGTGCAAAAGCCTGTTAGGTCGAATTGCTCTTGGGGTAGCAGCTCAACCCTTGGGTCTGAATAACCTCCGCCTGTTCCTTTAACAGTTACTGCTTTTTCTTCAGGCAGCTTGTTCGGGGTTTCTTGGCGATAACGCACAATTGCTTGGAACGCTCTTCGCTCTTCCGCTCCAAGGTATTCAATTTTGTAGCTATCCTCTAAGATGTTGCCATCGGTAAATAGCCCACTAATAACCACTGTTCCATCGTTAATAACTCCATTATCGAAAACAGGAAGAGCTGGCTTTAAAGAAAATTTTCCGTTCACTACAACAAAGTTGCACAAGAAGTATGGAGCAACGTCTGAGATAAATTGACGTAGATTTGTTCTTTCCGTTATCGGACCATTAAAGAACAGTTTTTGTTGGTATAGAAATTTTGATGTTTTAATCATATCGTCCTTATCGACCAAATAAGGGTTGTCTGATCCCATGGCTAGCAACCCTCCAGCCCCGCCCATTTGGTTAGTAAGCAAGTAATAGACAAGATCAGTTAAAAGGTTGCTGGGGCCAATGGCAGAGCTATCCTCATAAGCTGTTAAGATGTTGCTATCGGTCTGCTTGTCTGGATGTAACCGCTCCACCGGAATACCTTCAGCTAGCCAACAACGCAATTGATCAAGCTGGCTAAAATTACGCCCTGCCTTAAGTGATAGTCCTGCAAGCGTCAAATCATTCATGAAAGGGGCTTGTTCGCTTGGGTATTCTTGAATTTCATTTACATAAACAATCTGATGCTCTGGTTGGCTTGCGTTAGATTTTTCTACAAGATCTCGATAATGGCTAATGTCTGAGTATTGTGTTTGCTCTGCAAATTCAAAATCGCCTTCTGTCACTTCTGCTGTCGTTGTTGTTGCTGTCTTAAGGTTGGTAACTTGATATTTAACGCCAGCTACATCATAAACAGTTCGGAAAGGATTAATGGATGATATATTTACTACGTCTTTAAAAAAATCATCTTTTTGTATGTTGTTTGTTGTATTCTCCCCATTTTCATCAAGCAAAACTTTTATTTCTGGAACGCTCCATCCTTGTGTTTCGTTGAGCTGATAACCAATATCAAGTTCTTTGACGGTAGCTGTTAGTCTTATCCTAAGCCTTTTGGTTGAATCGGTTAATCCTGTCAACTGTCTAACGGTTGTGGCTGTTGTGCCTAACGGCAACGTTCTTGGGTCGTTAGCAGCACCAAATATTTCATATCGGTAGCCTTGCGCCCTGCCGTGTACTGGGTCAACAGCTTGAAGATCAGTGATTCTATATCTTTGGCCGGAACTTGTCATGTTCCCTCCTGGGTTGTACCCAACAAAAGGATTGCTTCTAGCCGTCTTAGTATCGTCAGCTACATATTGCGCCCCAGTAACAGGGAGAGGCGTTTGCCTATTCTGCGGAATCGGATACTCATAAGAAGGATCTGCTACAAATACATCTGTCCTATACAGCCCTCTCCTGACTTCAATAATCCCGTTGCCGAGGTCATCGTCTGCATCCCAAGAAGGCTTTCCTTGAGAAAAGCCAGGACCACTGCTAATAACCGTTGCTTTATCAACGACCCAGGTTGTTTTTTGATCGTACCCATTTGGATTTCCTCGTGCGTAATGATTTTCAGGAAGTTCTTCTTTTCGTATTCTCCACTCAATTACCAACCACTTTGTATAGTTGTTTTTATGGTACTCAGTTGTTCTAAATATTCTAGAAAATCCTACTGGTTTTGGATCAAGATCTGAATCACCATATAACTCCCAAGTAAACGCGCCGACTTTGCCGCCATCCTTAGTGAATGGGCGCTCACCGATGTTGCGCTCATTTGAGGGGAAGGTGATTACTTTGTCATCGTCCCATTGAGGAAGACCCCTGAAGCCAATGTTTGCAATCCTTTCTAATTCGCCAGCTGCGCACCGACCAGCTTGAGGCTCTGGCCTATTTTCAAACGCTACTACAGTTTGAGGGTATTTTTCCTTAATGCTTCCCGTAATTGTTCTTGGGTTTTGAATAAACTCATTGTTTTGTCTTATAAGTTGTGCAGGAATAAATTTGCCCGGAGCTGTGACAGTCATATTCCCAATATTGGTTACTTCTACGGTTGTTGTTGTGCGATTTGTATCATCTGTTGACCCTGGCTGTGACATGTCGAAAACCTCTGTTTCGCTACCGTCTTTAGTAATAAACCGCAACTCCGAACCAGACACTTGGACAAATTTAAACTCAAGCTCTGCTGCACCTAATGTATTGTTATTTTGGAACCGTATAAACGTATATTGAGCGACAGGACGCTGGCCTCTAATTGCAAAATATATGGGGATTGCATTAAAAATTTTGCTATCTGATCCAACCTGCCTAACAAAAACTCGAAAGACTGACGTTCTAGCAATATATGCACTAATTCGTCCGGTTTTTACTTGCAAATTGTCTTCGTCGTAATCGTTGGTTTCCGTAACACTAGGCAACCCTGCAAAAGCGCAGAGACCTTTTAAGTTTTGAAAAACAATACTTTTAATTCCAATTTCCGTTGCTATCGCTGGTCGGTTGTTACGCACCAGGGCAATAGTTGTTTTAGTAATAGGCCAAAAAGCTTCGCCTACGTTTTGCCCTGGTTCGGAAGCATCGGGGTCATCACCTACAAACATATCTCCAATGTATCCATCATTGGGTTTTATGACTTGATTTAAATTTACAATGCCAATGTTTTTTCTGTCTGACAGGGCAGTGTCTATACATGTCAACTCAATCTCTTGGTTGTCGCCGCTTGTAGGATCAAAGCGTGCATACTCGCGTGAGGTTACCTTCCAAATGCAGCCACCAATTTGAAACTGCTCTCCAAGACGCATCGCGTCGTCTGCAGCAAGCTGTTCAGAAAGCACAGCACTATTAATGTCAGACACGCCTGCGCCCCTCCCGTCAATTTTGTACAGATCATCTTCAATTGATTCGGGAGAAATTATAAATTGCACTACATCATCAACTTGGACATTTCCAACTACTCTTGTTAAGTTATTTCCTGTTATGTAAGGAGAATTGCTATCATTTTTTCTTATAAGCCTAACAATACCCATGCGTGGGCTGTAGTTGCGTCCCATGCCTTTTTGACCTTGCTTGCCGTGCTGATCCTCTTGCTTTGAAGAACCATTAAAAGCTCCAGCTTTTTTAGCTTCTTTTTGCTCCCTAACAAAATTATTATCGCCCGCAACCTTAACGCGAGATAACAACTGAGTTTCTTTTGCTCGTTTTGTCTGGTCTTTAGGTATCGAAATAATCTCATAGTTCAACCGATAGCTAGTGCCGTTTGCAATTGGGGCAAAAACGCCAAATTCTGTATTGTTTGCAGGAGAAAACGCATGGCAAAATGCAAATTGCTTTTCACTCCCAGGCACAGGACAAACAAAGACTTCTGTGTCGTCTGTTTTCGTTGATGGATCGCCCGTAGCTGGCCCACCAATGGTGCCATAAACTTTGTCACTTGGCTTAATCCTTCTTTTTGTCTCGTCGGAGCCATCTGCTTTCCAGTAAAAAGCATAAAAATCTTCAAAGACAGAATCCAAAACATTGTTGCCCAGAAAAATGCCCTCTAAATCTGGTTTTTTAAGCCCTCCTGCGCCTTCCCCTTGTTCACCAACGACAAACAGCAATTGCGCTCTTTGATTTGTACCTTCACTAAACATCCGCGACCACACGAGCTTAGGTGTGATTAGCATTCCGCCTACTTTTTCCCTGCTGTCATAGCGCCCAAAAATAATGGGGATTGGGGCGGCATAATCTGCAAGCGTTGCGAGTGTCTCAAATCCGCGTGAAGGAGTAAAACGACTTGCTCCATTGACATCGCCAGTGTCTATGGTGCCACCGCCGTCTTTTTTGGCTGCACTGGGCATCTTGGGCTTTGGTGAAAGCAGATAAGCAACACCGGTTAGAACCAAGCTGATTGCAAGGTTGATAAGGATAGGCGTTATTGCAACATCGTTTCTTATATCAGGGATGTGTGCATACTCCGCTGGTCTCAGCTTCCCTCTCCTCTTAACCTCAGCCGTAAAAAATCTATACTCCTCTTCTGTTATCCCAACAGTTTTGATTAGTTCCCTTTCGTACGGAAGCAGTGGTACGTCGTAAACAGATGGACCGAAGACCACTGAATCTTTTCCATTCTGCGATTGACGTACAAGATTCCCGTCTGCCATGTGACTGCGAATGCCCAGGATTGCTGCGGTAGCAGCAGAATGTCACCATCATACTCAGCCTTTTCTACACGCAAACCCCAGTGCATAAGATCACGGCATACGTCCCACTTGCTGGCTTCATACCAAGACTGCTTAAACGGTGGAGCTTTAATGCCCATACGCTCCAAGGCTGTGTAGCAGAGGTGTATGCAATCAATGTGCCCATCACTGCCATTAGCCCCAAGCCTGTAGGGCATCCCAATTAGATCACTGCAATCGGACATTGCTGCTGATTGGTAGGTTGCCAATTAATTTGCGCGTTAGCGATCTTCTAGGCACATCCGTGCCAACAGCATCCAGAACAGAAGTTAGCTGCAGGCTGACCGTGACGTTGTCCCATTGACCGCCAGTCACTTGGCCGGTGTAGGTGTGGACAGATTGATGAGGGCCGTTGGTGTTTGTCTCGTCAATAATCAAAACGTCTACTTCCATCACCCAATATTGATCGATAGCTTCTACAGCCCAAGATCTTGCAACGTCGTTATTGGGGAAAACAACCGTTGCTTCAAGCCCGTCACCATTTCGATTGACGGTAACGCCTGAAAAACCAAAAGGAGCAAAGATATAATCGGATCCTTCATACGAAACAGCCCCCTGTATAAAAAAGTTCTGGTAGCGGTAAGAAACGCCTGAACCTGAATTGATTCTTAGGACGTGGCCAAAAGCGTATTGAGTCACAGGCCTAACCTCTTACGGGTGCTTCCGCTCATCTGTAACCGCTTTAATGTACTTTGCTCACCCTGCTTTGCACCTTGCTCAGCGGCACGTTGCATCCCAGATTGGAACTGGTCTGCTGTGACGTAATCGACGCTGTTGATACGTTCCACGGTATAGCGGACATCAATTGGCGCGGCAACTGCAACTCCGCCGCTGCTTTCTGCTCCACCACCACTGCTTTCAGGAATTACCCCACTGCCGCGTGATCCACGCGAATAACGCGCCATGCTTTCACGCATTTTAGATTCAGGAATGACGTATTCGGGTTCGCCACCTTCTCCGATTAATGCGTTGGTTGGGCCAGAAACATAACCACCCTCAGCAAGCTCAAAATTTGGGCCAGCTACACCAAGGCCAGTTTTAGGATCAAAGTAGTTATTGCCACCCATTCCACCGCCGCCAATACCTAGCGCCTTCATGATCGTGCCGTACAAGATCATCGCTAGCTGCTGAGCAATAATCTTTTTCGCCATATCTAAGAAGTCAGAGGCAATAGATTTCAACATGTCTGCCCCAGCTTCTGATACAGACTTGGTTCCAGTTATTACGTCACCGAACGCATCGGCAAATGCGTTGCCAATAGAAGTAGCAGCGTGCAAAGCCTGCGTTTCTTTTGAGACAAGCTTGTCCAGCTCTTTTTGCATCTGAACCAGTGGATCATTTTCTTGCTCTTTTTCTGCTGCCTCTGCTAACTTTTTAGCGTCAGCTTCTTTTTGATTAGATATTTTTTTATCCAACGCAAATACTTTTTTTCTAAATTTAAAAGTTGCTTCTTCTAAAGCATTTGCTTCTTTAACAGGGGTAAGATTGCCCTCTGCAATTTTCTGACGATCAATCATTAATTGCAAAGTCGCCACTTCTCTTTCGTTGCCTAGCTCAGATTCTTCTCTTAATTTTCTATTTAACGCAAGCATTTTTTCTGACATGTCTAGCTTTTGCTTGCCAGCGTCTGTCAGCCCACCGTTTGTTTGGTTGATAGTGTTTTGAGGCGTCTGCGCTCCTGGTTGCTGGGTAGATGTCGCACCAAATCCTCCAGCAG